AGCTGTATATCGGCAAGGGTCAGTGCGCCGGACACGGCTCCGGAAGGGGGCCGAAGGTACACAATCTACGCAACTACTGTCGCGGGCGCGGGACCGCCAGGCGTTATTACAAGGCCATCCGCTGGATTCCCGACGACGAGACCGAGCCGACCGTCCCGACTACAGGCCCGCAAGGTACTGTGATTATCACGGGCGGCTCCGTCTGGGTGCGTTCCGGCGCGGGCAAGGAAACCGAGGCGCTGGGCGTGGTCCACAAGGGTGACAAGCTGAAGCGGTCCGGCACGGACGCGGACGGCTGGCGCGGTGTGGTTTATCACGGACAGAACGCTTTCGTCAGCGCCAGGTACAGTGCAATCCAGCAATAGCGGGAGGATGGCATGAAGATCGCAATGATTGACGCGGACCTCATAGGCCGCAGGAACCACCGTTTCCCGAACCTCGCCTCCATGAAACTGGCGGGGTATCACAAGGAGCGGGGAGACGATGTGGAGCTGGTCACCGATTACTCGCCGCTCTTTGACACGGGCGGCCGGCTTCTCTACGACCGTGTGTTTATCTCAAAGGTTTTCACCGATACGCCTGTGCCCGAGAAACTTCTCAGCCTCCCGGCTGTGAGATACGGCGGCACGGGCTTTTTCTATGCCAACGCCCCGCCGCTGGACGAGGCTGTCGAACACCACATTCCCGACTACCATCTCTACGACGGGTGGGTGGAGGAGCAGTTGAAGGTTGGCGTGAAAAGGCAGGCGCTGAGCTACTTCCTCGACTATTCCATCGGCTTCACTACGCGAGGCTGTATCAGAGGCTGTTCGTTCTGCGTCAATCAGAACTACCGAAAAGCGTCGCTCCACAGTCAGCTTGGGGAGTTTCTCGACACCACGCGCCCATATATCTGCCTCCTCGACGACAACGTTCTGGCGTGCGCGGAGTGGAGGGCAGTGTTCGATGATCTTCGGGCTTCCGGCAAGCCCTTTCAGTACAAACAGGGGCTTGACGAGCGCCTTCTGACCGATGAGAAGTGCGATGTGCTGTTTTCCTCGAAATGGCGCGGCGATTTCATCTTCGCTTTCGACCGATTATCAGACCTTCCGCTTATCGAAAGCAAATTGCAGATCATCCGCCGCTTCACGTCCGTGATTCCGAAGTTCTACGTGTTCACGGGATACGACCACAGCACTCCTGACGGGAAGCCGGGAAGTGTGGACTTCTGGCAATCCGACCTTCGCGATCTGTACACACGCATCGCTCTCTTGATGTCCTACCGCTGTATCCCTTATGTGATGAGGTTCGCCGGGTACGCGGCTTCGCCATACGCGAGCGTGTATATCCAAATCGCCAGATGGTCAAATCAACCCGCGCTGGTGAAGAAGAAAACCTTTGTGGAGTTCTGTCACATGCACAAGGAGGGTTCCGCCACCATGCGGGCGCTGGAGCTGCTTCGCTTCGACCTGCCCGACGTGTACGAGGGATTTCTCGCGCTGCGCTTCGGTGAACCGCGCGCCCACAGTCCGCCTGCCATGGCCTGATCGTTATCAAACCGGGCTTTGTCCCGGAGAGAGGAGGTATGCGCATGATCGCGACGATCATCAGCCTTTGCGCCTCGTTCATCAGCGGAATGACGCTGTTCTTCCTCCAGCGTTTCTTCAAGCGGCGCGAGGAGAAAGAAGAGGAAAAGGACGCCGCCGGGAAGCGGGAGAACATCCTGATTCTCAAGAGCGTCAACGCCATCGGCAGGCTGACCGAGGCCAACGCCATCGCCATCCGCGACGGGCGTACCAACGGCGAGCTGCACGCGGCTCTCGACGAGTACGGCAAAGTGGATCGGGAGCTGTATGAGTATCTGCTCGAACAGAACGCCAACCGGTAAAACACACGTTTCCTGCGCCGGGCGCGGCCGAAATGACTGCTCCGGCTATTTCGTACCCGCCCACAGGGTAAGCGTGGGAGAAGGAGAAGACCATGTCCGAGTATCTGAATTCCGTTTCCATTCCCGTCATCGTTACCGTGGTTTACTGTTTGATCGACCTGATCAAGACCACCATCGCGCCGTACACTGCCCTTTCCGAAAAGCTCAGCCATTTCTACCCGCTCCTGGCCGTGGCCCTGGGGATCGCCACCGCCGCCGTGATGTATTATGCGGTTCCCGAATCTATCACTACGACCAACCTACTGGTTGCCCTCGCCGTCGGCGCAGCGTCCGGCCTGACCGCCGTGGGCACCAATCAGGTGGTCAAGCAGATTGCAAAGGCTTCAGCGGATAACCAGCCCACTGGCACGACAAATGATGAATCCGGCGAGTCCGCTAAAACCACGGACATCGTCAGTACGAAATGATCATCACCCTGACAGATCGTGGGCGGCGCGGTGCTACCCACGATCTTCTTTTGGAAAGGAGCGCAATCCATGAACAAACCCAATATGCTCACCTGTATGTTGACCGAAAACGACTGTTTTAAGGCCGGGCGCAAGATCACTCCGGCCGGTATTGTGGTTCATTCGACCGGGGCTAACAACCCGTATATCAAGCGGTATGTCCAGCCTGTGAGTGCCACGCCTGACGCCGACGCATTGCTGACCCTGCTCGGCAAGAACAAGTACAACAACTCGTGGAATCAGTCTTCTGAAGCGATGGGTCGCCAGGTCTGCGTCCATGGTTTCATCGGTAAGCTCGCCGACGGCACGCCCGCCATCTGCCAGACGCTCCCGTGGAACCACAGAGGCTGGCACGCCGGCGGCAGCGCCAACAACAGCTATATCGGCTTCGAGATGTGCGAGGACGGCAAGACCGACGCCGCGTACCTCAATACCGTCTACGAGCTGGCCGCGCAGCTGTGCGCCTGGCTGTGTTCCGAGTACGGCATCAAGACCGAGAACGTCATCGGCCACTATGAGGCGCACGCGCGCGGCATGGCGTCCAACCACGGCGACCCCCGCAACTGGTTCAAGCCGAACGGACTGTCAATGGATGGTTTTAGGGAGCGGGTCAGTCAGTTGCTGGTCGGGGCCGAACCTGATGAGCAGCCTGTGGTCACCGTACCGAGCCAGCCCGCGTCTACTCCTGTTGAGGATGATACGACGGATGTGCCGTCTGGCAGTATCGCGGTCGGCTCTGTTGTAGAGTTCACGACTGCCGCCTCAACTTATACGCCGGGCGGCAAGACGATCCCTTCCTGGGTGAAAACGGCATACTATCACCGCGTCACGAAGGCCGAGTATCGCGGGAAGTCCCGCGTGGTCAACGGCGCGACCTGCGTCTGCCTGGGTGAAAAACGGCGTAAGTCGGCGGCCTCCAGCGTTCCTTTCGATATCGGCATCAACACCTGGGTCGATGCGGCCAACCTGCGCCTCGTGGCGGCAGAGGCTGACACGGTCGATGATACCGAAGGCGAGGGGGAGACCGGGGCTGACGCCGCGTCCTATTCCTCCTACACCGTTCTCTCCGGCGACTCGCTCTATAGAATATCAAAGAGGCTTCTGGGTTCGGGCGTGCGGTACACAGAGATCAAGGCGCTCAACGGCCTGACCAGCAACATCATCCACGAGGGGCAGACGATCAAAATTCCCAAGACATAAACACACACGGCTGTGGGCATCACCAAACCCGCGGCCGTTCTGCATAACGAAAAGTAGAAGTTCCGACTTTGTTCATGAAAATGTAGCGTCATGTCCGTTGATCGCGGGATGTCGTTTGATGTACAATTGTTATATCGCGACGCGGAGCAATCCGCGTGGTAGTAAACTGGGTAAGGGAGACAGTGTAATGCAGAACAAAGCATTCGTTGTTATCGATATTCAAAACGATATCACAAAGAATTACAAGGAGATCATCGGCAATATCAACGCCGCCATTGACTGGGCCGTAGCACAGGATATGCCGGTAGTTTACATCAAGCATAACAATTTATCAGCCGGTACGCGAACCTTCAAACCCGACACCCCCGGTGCTGAACTGGTCCCGGAAATGAGAATTGTGTCCGAAAACATTTTTCTGAAAACCAAAGGGAATGCGTTGACAAGCGATGAGTTCACCGCGTTCATACGCGATAATGGGATTGAAGAATTCTACATTACTGGCGCTGATGCCACGGCCTGTGTAAAATCAACCTGCTACAACATGACGAAGAATGGCTACACCGTACATGTTCTGTCCGACTGCATCACGAGCTATGACAAGAGCAAAATCAAAGAAATGCTTGCGTATTATGCAAGCAAGGGCTGTATCGTCGAGAAGCTGAGCGACGTAATATAAGTCTGCCGCGGCAGAAAAGATTTGATGCTTTTCCGAGCGACTCGAAATGAGCCGCTCTTTTTATATCTGCCTTGGCATATCGGCAGTTCTGCCTGGACGTGTGTAAACCCACCAAGAATCCTCTCCCTATCGGCCCTCAATTTCTACGTCCAACCGCCGAACGATATCACTCGGATCGCTTGACTATCTGCGAATAGTACGGGAATATGGTCGTGCCGCAAGGGAAAAACCCAGACGGCGCAAGGGTTTCAGCCCTTAACATTATGCCAAAGGAGGCATGCACCATGACGCAAACTTACGCGGTTCACAAGACCTTCCTCGAAGGAGCCCTCGAGGGTATGACCATCACGGAGCAGACCACGGTACGCTTCGAGGCCGGAAAGACCTACGGAGGCGGCTGGTCTGGAAGCCGATACAGGGTGACGGGGTGCGACCTAAGCCCAAACCCGAGCATCCAACCGAATCAAGTAAGCCTGGAAAGCCCAAGCCATCAGGCAACCAACTGAGAGCCGAACACCGGCTCTCTTATTTTTTGCCTCCGTGCCAAAGAGGGCAACACAACGGCGCGGGAGCGGAAAAGGAGAGGAACATGAAAACCGTAGAACAACCGAGCGGCAGGCCGCAGACGGGGCAGAAGCTTCGAGTCGCCGCCTACATCCGGGTTTCCACATTGCTGGACATACAAGAGAACTCGTTTGAAACCCAGGAGCGGTACTTCACGGAGCTTATCCGTTCCAACCCCGACTGGCGCATGGTCGGCATCTACTCCGACAACGGTGTGTCGGGCACGAGCAAAGAGAAGCGGCCCGGATTTCAAAGGCTGATGCGCCACTGCGAAGAGGGCAAGATCGACCGCGTCCTCTGCAAGAGCCTCAGCCGTTTCGCCAGAAACACGCTGGACACGCTGGACGCCGTTCGCAAGCTGAAGGACCTGGGTGTTTCCGTGTACTTCGAGAAAGAAAACCTCGACAGCATGTCCGTTCAGTCGGAGTTCGTTCTTTCGACCATCGCGGCGATCGCACAGGAAGAAAGCCGCTCGATTTCCGAAAACCTGCGCTTCGCCTACAAACACAGGAGCGAAAAGGGGCTTCTGCCGATACCGCGCATCTTCGGTTATCGTGTCAGCCGCCCGACCAAGAGAGGCCCGCAGACCGTGACCATCGACCCCGACGAAGCGGAGACGGTGCGCTACATCTACGCAGAATATCTTAGTGGCCAAAAGTTGCGCACTATCGCCGACAACCTGATGACCCAAGGCAAGACAAACATCAACGGCGAGGCCTTGTGGACGGGCGCGATGGTCAGAGCAATTCTGGTCAACGAGAAGTACGTCGGCGATGTGCGCACCCAGAAAACTTACACGGTCGATTACCTTACGCACAAGAATAAAAAGAACAAGGGTGAGCGTGAACAGCACATCATCGAAAACCATCATGAGGCGATTGTGGACAGGGAAATGTGGAACGACGTACAGCTTTTCCTGTACAGGCACAGCGACTGGAGCAGAAGCGGTGTGAAGTACCCTTTCACAGGGAGGCTGCACTGCGCTTGCGGAGCGAACTACCAGCGGTCCTGCGCTCAGAGCCGCTTCAAGTGGATTTGCGGCAAAGGGAGACAGAGCAAGCTGCTGTGCGAGGCGGAAGGGGTGTTCGAGGATGAGCTGGTCGAAGCGTTGAGACCGTTGTTTCTGGAGAAGTTCGGAGCTGACGAGGAACTGAACATCAAGAAACTCCTGATAGGGCTCAGGACCGTTCAAGACTTCGACAACGTCGAAAGCCAGCGTGTAATTCTAAAGCGCAGGATAGCGGCGGCAGCTGGCGAGGAGAAGGAGACGCTGGCAGAACAGCTTGAACGGCAGGAGCGCCTTTGGGAACTGCTGGAAGCCGACAGGCAGTACAGAGCTAACGCCATCGAATGGCTGAAAAGCATGGAGGACAAGAAAGCCACGAGCGACCAGCTGGTAAACGCCCTCGATGCCTCGCTTATAAGGGCATGGCTTGTCGAAGGCACAATCAACGGCGACAAGCTCACAGCCCTCTGGCTGGACGGAACGTCCACCGAAGCTACCCTAGTGAGAACTGGAAAACGGAAACCTGCTCGGTGTCATCTAGGCATGAACAGGAAAGGAGAATAACCACATGAATAACACAGCAGTTGCATCCCCTACAGCCTACAGACCCTCTCGTCCGGTGAGACGCATCGAGCCGACGCTGACGACACAGCCAATCGTGAGAACCATCGCACCATTACAGGCCGCTTCAAAGAAGCGAGTCGCCGCTTACGCCCGTGTCTCCACCGAGCAGGAGTCGCAGGAGAGCAGTTACGAGCTTCAATGCCAGCACTACACCGAGTTCATCACCCAGCACGAGGACTGGACGATGGTCAAGGTCTACGCCGACGAGGGCAAGACGGGCACGAGCACGCGCCGCCGCACGGAGTTCCGTCAGATGATCGCCGACGCTGAGGCTGGCAAAATCGACATGATCATCACGAAGTCCATTTCCAGATTCGCCCGCAACACGGTGGACTGCCTCGAAACGGTGCGCAAGCTGAAGAACCTGCCGAAGCCTGTGGGCGTGTACTTCGAGAAGGAGAACATCGACAGCCTCGACGGGAAAAGCGAGCTTATCCTGACCATCCTTTCCTCCCTGGCGCAGGACGAGAGCAGAAGCATCTCCGAGAACATCCGCTGGTCGCTCCAGAAGCTCTATGAACAGGGCTACGTCCATTGCCCGACGAACCGTTTGCTCGGTTATGATACCGTTGTAGATCCTGTCACTGGCGAGAAGCGGATGGTTGTGGAACCGATAGGCGCGGCTGTGGTCAGGATGATTTACGAAGAATTTCTGAGTGGCGCGGGCTACTCGGAGATTGCTCACCATATGGAACAGCTGGGTGCTCTGACCGGGGCGGGAAGCAACAGGTGGTCTTCTGTGGCCGTCCGGCGCATTCTGGCGAACGAAAAGTACACAGGCGATGTGATTACCCAGAAGCGCTTCACGAAAGATTTTCTCACCCACACCAGAGTCCTCAACGAGGGTCAGATGCCGCAGTACATCGCCGAGGGCCATCACGAGGCGATGATCGACAGACCTACTTGGCTCGCCGTTCAGAAACTGATCAAGGCCGGCGCCGGAGCGGAGCGCGGGATGAAATCCAACGCCACGGGCAGCGCGCCGCACAGGAGCACAAAGACAGTGTTCTCCAGCAAGCTCTACTGCGGCAACTGCAAGGCGCCGTTGATTCGTCGCTCGATGGCAGCGCATGCCGGTCGGACGCCTGGGCCTCGCGTTTACCTTTGGAAGTGCAGGAACGCCGAGGGCAGGGGGAACCAAAACTGCCACGCGAAGGCCATTCCGGAGATCGTGCTCGAACAGACCTTCATGGAGATGCTTTCCGCGCTCGCGGCCAGACCGGGGGAGGAGCTTGAAACCGAGTTCCGACTCGCCAACGGCGTGAACATGACAGAAGCCGCGGATGGCGCTGAAGCGGAGGAACTGAAGCTGGAGTTGGAGAGCGTCAACGCACAACTGGAAACTATGTCGTCGGACTCTGACCTGTACGCCGATATACTGGAGGAACTCAACGGCCGAAAGGCTGAACTGGAGGCGCGGTTGATCTCGACTCCTGACTGGTTCAGCGTGAATCCTCTCAAGAAAGCTGCCTTTGATTGGTTTCTTAAACAGCTCGGCGCTATTCCGACTTACGATTCCAGCAGGACCACCGTTCCGTTCCGCGCTGACATTTACGAACGCTGCATTGAACGCGGCGAGGTGCGAGAGGTGAGGGAGAACGGCAAGATGATCGATATCGCCATTCGGTATACCTTCACCTTCGGTTTGGAGACGACTGCCTATGGGAACAGCCGCTCGGCTTCGGCAGCGCGGAAGATTGCCGAGAGGATGGAAGGGGAGCCTGCCGAAGAAGCCATCGGAGCGTGAGGGGTTGAGGCTGGCGCGTACAAGCCCTTGTAAGCGATTATCAAGCATGGTTTACGGTAATAAAATGGCCATAGGTTTGCCCGCAAATCAGCTTACAAGGGCTTTTCCGTACTACTGTATCATTACGGAAAAGAGCATGCAATTAACTTGAACTTCAGAGCCATATCGGGTATAATAAGCAAGAAAATGCGCAAGATAATATGCAAGTCGAAGCATGGAGGAGAGAAGATGGACAGATACTCGCCGCCTTATGAAATAACAAGCGCAATGCTTGCTCGTGTCGCAAACATTTCTGAGAAGTTGGGCAGAATCGGAATGATCAGCGGACTTGAGGCAAGACCACACTTGCGGCGTAACAATCGGATCAAGTCTATTCACTCGTCATTACGCATCGAGGCGAATTCTTTGTCACTGGGGCAAGTGCGGGATGTCATTAACGGGCACTTGGTTGTTGGTGAACAGAAAGAAATACAAGAAGTCAAAAATGCATACGCCGCATATGAGAAACTACCGGAGATTGACCCATACAGCCTATTTGATTTAAAGCGCCTTCATGGAATCATGACAAAATACTTAATCGATGAATCGGGAGAATTCCGCAGCGGTGAGGAAGGTGTTTTCAATGGAGACCAGTGTATCTTCATGGCACCGCCGGCGAAACTAGTTTCGCCGTTAATGACTGAATTATTCTCTTGGATGGTTCGAGAAAAAGAAACGCTGCATCCGCTGATCCTGTCGGCTGTATTTCACTATGAATTCGTTTTCATTCATCCTTTTGCCGACGGAAATGGCAGAATGGCACGGTTATGGCATACGGCGATATTATCCAAATGGAAATCGATCTTTGAGTTTATTCCCATCGAAAGCCAGATTGAAAAGTTTCAAGAGGATTATTATAAGGCAATATCCGCGTGCCATGCGCAGGGATCATCCAGCGCATTTATCGAGTTTATGCTGTTGCAAATAGAGAGTGTTTTGGATGAACTCTCAGCGCAGCTTCTTGATGATGAGAACACGCTTTCAGAATGTACAAAGAGGCTGCTCGAGGCTATGGAATATAACATTCCCTACACGGCGACGGCGTTGATGAAGAAGTTGGGTTTAAAATCCAGGGACACCTTGCGGAAAAACTACCTGACTCCCGCAATAGAACTCCATGCTGTCGAGATGACCATCCCGGACAAGCCGAATAGCCGAAATCAACGTTACATTAAAAGATAGAGGCAAGCGCAAGAAGATGCGTAAGATAATACGCAAGTGGTAAATGCTTTACTCCATGAAAAAACCGCTGAACCCATATCATTACCACCGCAGCCCGCCGCAAGGACTCCGAATCCATGTGGCGGGCTGTTTTTTATCCGTGATTACTTGTCGACGCTCTCTACAAACAGCCTGACGGCCAGCGAGAAGCCGTTGGCGAACTGCTCGAACAGCTCCAGGGTGTTTACGGCGTAAAGCGCGTTCCGATACGCTTCGAAAGCAGTTTCCATCTCCGGGTGTGTCTCCAGCAACGCATCTACTTTCTGGCGGGCTTCGATCAGTCCCCGCATTGCCTCCCTGTGGCCGGGGATGACGTCGGGATTGAGCTGGACGGGCGTGATCTCGCCTTCGTAAAGACGGCGGATCGCAGAGAGACGTTCATCGTCGGAATCACGGAGCAGCTCCAGCACGCGCTGGGTCAAGACATCGGATGTTTTACCGGACATGATGATTTCCTCCTTCACAATTGACCTTTACGGTTCATGGCATATTACCGTCTTTCGCCGCTGTGAAGGTGTCCAAACAGATAACGATCCGATATCTTTCTCCGTCTACATGGATACACAATAAACCTCTGTAATCCGATTCTCTTTCTGGCATCGAAGAACCCTTCGCGCCGAGAAATGAAATCGGATTACAGGGGCCTTATTCTTTACTTGGTTTACGGGCGCAGCCGCTCCGTTTCGCGTAACGCCGCCTTGATACCGGCGACGGAGCGCATGATGACATGCAGTTCATAATCCGAGCAGTCCTCGAGCATATTGGAGATCGCGCTGTCGGCAATGGAACGGGATGGCGTGAGCGTCGCGCTGAAGAGTCGGTCCAGGCTCAAGCCCAAACCGTCCGCGATGCTCAGGAAGGCGATTAACCCCGCCTTCGTATTCCCGTTCTCGATGTTACTCAAATACTGGGGAGACACGCCGACGCGCTCCGCGAATTCCTCCTGGGAGATATGTTTGGCAATTCGAGCCGCCCGAATCTGCTCGCCCGCGTCGCTGTAATTAATGTTTAGCTGTTTGACCATGAGTATCTTCCTTTGCTAAAATTTATCTTATAGTCTATTGTAATCCCTGCGGGTCCGTGGTAGAATAATAATATAGGATAGTTTTATCCTGAATATGCAAAGACGTGATATTTTGCATGAGGCGCGGCGCTAAGCGTCAGGAAGCGGAGAAGGAGGAGTGCGCTCATGCCGTGCGCGGAGACGAAGGAGCAGAAGCGGGAACGGTTCAAGTCGAACGACGACGGCGAAATGGTCGTCATCCCCGCAAAAGCGATCTATACGAATGACCCGCTGGTGGATCGAAAGCTGCATGTCGCGGCGTATTGCCGTGTTTCTACGCCGGACGAGGCGCAGACCAGCAGCTTCGAGATTCAGCGGAATTACTATGAAAAGTACATACGGGATCAAGGAAACTGGATCTACGCGGGTATCTATGCAGACGAGGGCATCTCCGGGACGAATCGGAAAAAGCGCGATCAGTTCAACCTTATGATCGACGACTGCGTCGAGGGAAAGATCGATCTGATCATCACCAAGAGCGTGTCGCGCTTTTCCAGAAATGTAGTGGACTGCCTGAGCGTGGTTCGCCAGCTGGGGAATCTTACCCCGCGCGTCGGCGTTTTCTTCCAGACCGAGAACATCAATACGTTTAAGAAGGACAACGAGACCTTCCTGACCATTCTTGCCGCGTTCAGCCAAGAAGAAAGCCGCGCCAAGAGCGAGTCGATGCTCTGGTCATACGAGCGCAGATACAACAACCAGAATTTTATGACGCCCACGGAGTCTTTGCTTGGCTATGACAAGGTGGACGGGCGGATGGTGATCGAACCGGAAGGCGCAAAGACGGTGCGGCTGATCTATTCGATGTATCTGGCCGGTTATAAAATACCGTATATCGCCAGGGTACTTGAAAGCCTGAAAAGGCCCACGGGCAAAAACAACTATACCTGGCGCTATACCAGTATTCGCGGGATTCTGCTGAACGAGCGGTACTGCGGAGATATCGTCGCGCAGAAAACCTATACAAAGGACTTCTTTGAGCATACGGTGGGAAAGAACCGCGGACAGCGCCCCGTGTATTATAAAGCGCATCATCATGAGGGAATCGTCACGCAGGATGAGTATATCCAGGCGCTTATGCTCCTGTCCAGCAAAGGAAAGAGCCGCGCGCCCGGCTACCGGCTGACGGTGATCCGGAACGGCCTCCTGTCCGGCTTTATCCCCATCAACCGGTCGCAGGGCGGCTATACCGCCGAGCATTATGTCAATGCGTATGAACAGGCTGGCATCACAACCTATGAGGTTGCGCCGATGGAGATCGTGAACTTCCCCGGCTGCCAGGTGGTTCGGACGCAGGAGTGCGGTAAAGCCGCGCAGCCGACCGTACAGATCACGGCGCATCGGCTTTCCTTCAACCGGCATTGCATCAACGCGCTGCCGGAGGCCGATTATGTGGAAGTTCTCCTGCATCCGGTGGACAGGCTGCTGGCGGTTCGTCCATGTGAGAAAGACAATATGAACGCGATCGAATGGGGCACGGAGAAAAACCGGAAAAAGGGGAGGGCAGACATCGCCGCGAGCGCGTTCGCGGGCGTACTGTATCAGCTGATGTCGTGGGAGAGCAACTGGTATCTGCAGGTGCAGGCCGTACCCATGAACAACGGCGATGAGCGCGTCGTCCTGTTTGACCTGCGCGAGACGGAGTACCAGATGTTCCTGGATGAGGCGCTGCCGGTAAAGGAAGGCGAGAAACCGAAAACCGCGCGCCGCCGGATGACGCTGCTGAATCCGGAATGGCGGGAGTCGTTTGGCCGGAGCCTGCCGGAGCAAATGGCCGCTTGTCGCCTCTCCGCATCGCGCGCAATGGAGCGATGGATCATCGACGCGCCGGGCGAGGCGGTTCCCGGATTCGGTCACGCGGTAAGCATCAAATCGACGAGCGAGATTCAGGGCATGATCGACGAATTGGCAACGGAATGAACGGACTACCGACGCGGAGGGCGGTTTCATGGATATCGATAAGATCACCGGCACCGACGTGCCCGTGAAAAAAGGAATAGAATCGCTGGGCGAGCTGGAAGTCTGTCAAGTCGTCCGGTCGGAATTTATGTCGCCGACATTCCGGCCCAGGTTGACATTCAATTTTGACAGTATGAGCTTCAACGGCGGCTGCGTGCGCCTTTTCAATCGCGTCGAAAATGTGCAGCTGTTGATCAACGTCGATAAAAAGCAATTGATCGTCCTGCCGTGCGAGAAGACTACGAAGGATAGCCTCAAGTGGTGTACCTTCAAGGGAGATAAGGTAGTTCCGCGTAAGAACAGCTGTCGAATTTTCGGCGCGAAGCTGTATGAACTCATGGGCTGGATCCCGGATAACCGCTACAAGGTGCAGGCCGTATATCAGAAGATTGACAATGTCGAGCTTCTTGTTTTCAATCTGGAAGAATGCGAAATGATCGTACCTCAGTATTCCGAGGGCGCGGATGGAAAGCGCGTGAGGAAAGTAAGGCGATATTATCCGGATGCGTGGAAGGAATCGTTCGGCATGACCTATCGCGAGCACAAACAATCGATCGCCGTGGACATAGACGCGCACTATTTGCTCCACAACGCGCGCGATGGAGGAGAGAGCGCTTTTGCGCTTACGCAACGGGAAATCCGGGGCGAAGCGCTGAAACCCAGTGAGATCATCACGCGGCAATACAATACTCCGGAGGATCCGTTGTCATTGGAGGAGGTGCGGGCATGAGCGACTTTATTGAGAAAACAAACAAGACGCCCGAGACGCAGACTCAAGCGAAAAACAATCCTATCGCGGTCACCTTTGCGTTTCGCCGGGATCGTCTGAGAATCCATAAGGCGACGCTGGAGGCGCTGCACCGGCCGAGATATATCCAGCTGCTGATTCATACCCGGGCGAACGTGTTTGTGATTCGCGGCTGCAGCGCGCTGGAAAGAGATTGCTTTGAGGTGGCGGAGAACCTGTTCGACAAGCCGTCCGCCGCGTATGAGCTGACCAGCAGGCTCTTCATGCGTGCGATTTTGAACCAGACGGGCTGGGACGAGAACTACAGTTATCGACTGAATGGCCGCTATTCGGAGGAATTGGGTGTCGTCTCGTTTGATATGAATTGCCCGGAGCGAATTATCGCGAAATAACGAAGTCGCGGCTGAACGAATATTCTCCCTTTCCCGACTATTACGACATCATAGGTTGTGGATTGCGGAAAGGGAGAGCAGGCGAGCGTGATGCCGAAATAGCGGATAAAGTGAATTGTCCTCCCTTTTTGGGCCGTTACAACACGACAGGAGGTTGATATGGGCTAGGGAGAACTTTGAGTCCGAGCTGATCACCTGTCGCAAGAAAATCGGAACAATCGAACTGCTTTCAGCGCCCAGACGGGGCGCTGTTTTTGTCCTCCCTTTTATCGCCTTGACGACATCACGGGATGTTGAGGGGTAAAAGGGAGGACATCTATATATAGCGGTATTAAAAACGGAAGAATACTACATATTGTATTTGTCCTCCCCGCAACTCCAACAAGTGTTGTTGATATGGGAAAGGGAGAGAATAAAAATGCGACGAAAACCGGAGATTATACAGGAAATGAGCTGTAATATACATATTTCTGTATAAACGATGTATAAAGTTTGACTACGTTGTTGTTGCACCTTGTTGATATAGCATAAAGACACAGGCCGCGGGAGTAGCGAATGAAGCCAGAATAGTGATCAAGTATAAACAAATTTCGTTCTCCCCGTCCCCATACAACAAGCATATGAAAAACTGAATACAAATAAAAAGCTTGTTATAGCTGGCGGTGCTTCGGATACGATTGATTATTTCAATCACATCCAGAAGCTGGCGAATGATAATAATAGCATAATTCTTACAGGTTTTGTTCAAGGAGAAGAACTAGAAGAACTATATAGTAATGCATATATATATGTATTGCCGTCTGATTTGGAAGGTATGCCGTTAAGCTTATTGGAAGCTATGAGCTATGGTAATTGCTGTTTAGTATCTAACATTCCGGAGTGTGTGGAGATTATTGGCGATAAGGCTGAAGTGTTTAAGAAAGGTAATGTAGATGATTTGACTCAGAAGCTTCAATTGCTTATTGATAATCCGGTAGGAGCAATTGCATTTTCATTTGTTGTGGAAAATGGCTTAAAGAGAATTGGTAAGCTGATAATGGTCGAGTATAATCAAGTTCGCAATTTCATAAAGTAATGGCAAAGCCATTGGTACTCCGCTAGAATGAATGATGTTCAGGCATTCAAAGAGGAGGAGCAATCCAATGGCCAAGAAAAACGATACCACAAATCTCACGGAATTGCTACTGCGGTGTATGGGAGAAGCGGATCCGATGCTCAGCATGCTAGAATGGCTCTGCACTCAATTGATGGAAGCGGAGGTTTCAAGCCAATTGGGGGCGGAGAAAAACGAGCACTGCGACGATCGAATCAGCAGCCGGAGCGGATATCGTCCACGCCGCTACGATACCCGGATGGGCACCATGTACCTGCTGATCCCCAAAGTCAGAAACGGTGGCTACATCCCCTTCTTCGTAACCGAGCGCAAGCGCAGTGAAGCAGCCTTGATTCAGGTGGTGCAGGAGGCTTTCGTGCAAGGGGTATCAACCCGCAAGATGGATAAGCTCGCCAAGAGTCTGGGCATCGAAAACCTGTCCCGCAGTCAAGTGAGTGAGATGACCAAGGGGCTCAACGAGCAGGTACAGTCGTTCAGGGAACGATCTCTGACGGACGAAGCATACCCCGTGCTCTGGGTCGACGCGCTGTACGAGAAGGTGCGCTATGGCGGTCGTGTTGTCAGCATGGCTATTGAGATCGTTTGCGGTGTAAACGCTCAGGGTCATCGTGAAGTATTGGCGGTTGAGCCAATGCTGGAAGAATCCAAGGGCACCTATCAGCAACTGTTTGAGAGCCTGAAGGAGCGGGGGTTGAAGACGCCTTCGCTGGTCGTTTCGGACGCACATAAGGGGTTGATTTCAGCTATTCGGACATGTTTTGTCGGCGCATCATGGCAGCGGTGCAAGGTGCATTTCATGCGAAACATTCTCGCCCATATCCCGCACCGCGACAAGGCGGAATTTGCCGGGCAACTCAAGGAGATTTGGCTTGCCCCCTCCGCGGAGGGGGCAAGGGCGCGCGCTGCGGCGCTGGGTGAGAAGTATGCAGACAAATATCCCAAAGCCATTGAAACGCTGGAGGACGGACTGGAGGATTCCCTTTCCTTCTACGCCTTCCCGAAGCTGGATGCCCGTAAGATCGCCGAAACTGTCCCAATGATCGTGGAATTTGAGAAGTGACAACCCCAGGCGGAACTGATAGACTTTATGTGTCAAAAGCATAAAATATCAGAAGCAAAGGAGTTGTCACGTATGGAATTGTATCAGGAGAAGAAGGCGCGCGTCAATGGCTGCGTAAAGGTTATTGACCCGGAGATCATCGTAGAAAGAGCCAGCGAGGGGCTGCTGCAGTTGTCAATGGAACTGGGGCTGTCGGTTTTGTCCCAAATGATGGAACAAGACGTGGAACATGTGGCGGGGAAGAAAGGAACCCATCAAAAAGCACGCAAGGCATACCGCCACGGATATGAACAATCTCGGGTGGTCATGGGCGGTGCCCGGCCACGGATGCGAAGCCTGACAGGCGGAGAATTAGCCATTCCAAGCTTGATGCTTTTTCAAAACGACGATCCCCTCAATCAGGTGATCCTGCAACGCTTACTGCTGGGCATCAGCACACGGAAGTACAGGAGAAGCTTGGAGGATGGGCTGGAAGGCACTTCCTGCGTGAGCAAAAGTGAAGCCAGCAGACGTTTCATCGCTGGCATGGAAACGGTGATGGATGCATTCTTTAGCCGTCCGATTACCAAGCAATATCCGGTGCTGATGATGGACGGGATGGAGTTGGGGAAGATGACGATCGTCGTCGCAATGGGGATTGACACCGACGGCAAAAAACAAATCCTCGGGCTTCGGGAAGGAGGTACGGAAAATAGCGGGGTGGTCAAAGACTTGCTGGCTGACCTGATATCCCGCGGACTGAATCAGGAGGAAGCAAGGCTGTATGTACTGGATGGCGGCAAGGCACTACATAGCGCGGTCAAGGCGACCTTTGGTGAGCGTTGTACAATACAGCGCTGTCAGGTACACAAGAAGCGCAATGTACTGTCCTACCTGCCTGAATCCGAGCATGAGAACGTGTCCATTGCGATGACGAAAGCCTATCGGGAGTTCGGCTACGCACAGGCGAAGTCAGCACTGGAAAGCCTGGTAAATCAACTGGAATATCGCTATCCCAGCGCTGCCAGCAGCTTACGTGAGGGGCTTGAGGAAACTTTGACGGTTCACCGTCTGAAGGTGCCAGGCCTGCTCAGACAGACCCTATCCAGCACGAATGCAATGGAATCAGCGAATTCTTCTTGTGCAAGGACGCTCAGACGAGTGAGCTGTTTCAAAAATGGTAGTATGACATTACACCATGCCGCCGCCGGGTTTTTAGAGGCTGAAAGGAGCTTTCGCAGAGTGCGAGGTTACAAGCAGATACCGGTGCTGATTGCTTCGTTAAAACTGTTGACAGTGACCGATGATGCTTCTATACTTAAGTCGGCCTGATTGGAAAAGTTTGGTTCTCGCCGGGGTTGCCTCTCGAACCAAATTCCACGATGGATGGGACACATTCAGATCGCCTCAACGAACATGTTAGAACGGCTCAACGAGGAAATACGGCGGCGAACAAGGGTTGTTGGAATCTTCCCGAATCCAGACTCGTATTTGCGCCTGGTTACAACGTTTCTCATGGAATATGCCGAAGACTGGTCGGTTTCCAGAGCCTATCTCAGCGAAGAATCCATTCGTACCTTGTTGCCTCAAGCCGCTTAATTCATGGGTGGAGTACCTCGAAATTGCGAACTCGACTTGACAGTATCCTGATAATAAAGTATAAGCTTGATAAGAATCTGCTATAAAATAAGGGGACAAGAAAATGAGTAAGAAGAAACTAAATGGAACAGTAATCGTAACCTATCGTTGTAATGCTCGTTGTAATATGTGCAATCGGTATAAAGAACCTTCAAAGCCGGAGGAAGAAATTACACTGGATACGATCCGTAAACTGCCGCCTATGTATTTTACAAACGTAACAGGAGGCGAGCCGTTTACGCGCACAGACCTTCCGGAGATCATTCGCGAACTAAATAAAATCAGCGACCGTATTGTGATATCAACGAACGGCTATTACACCGACCGTATTATTGCGCTTTGCAAGCGGTTTCCCAATATTGGAATCCGTATTTCAATCGAGGGGCTCGAAGAAACCAATGATATGATCCGCGGCATCCCCGATGGATTTAAGCGTGGATATGGCACATTGAAAAAGCTTGTCGAAATGGGTATGAAAGATGTTGGCTTTGGCATGACGGTTCAAGACTCGAACGCCAAGGATTTGGTAGCACTTTATCACCTTTCTAATGAGCTTGGTATGGAATTTGCTACCGCTACACTTCATAATTCTTTTTACTTCGTAGAGAATAAAAACATCATTCACGATAGGCCTATGGTTGCCAAAGCGTTTGAAGATCTTATTAACGAGCTTATCAATTCCAATAGTCCTAAGAAATGGTTCCGCGCCTACTTCAATCACGGGCTTATCAACTATATCTATGGCCAGAAACGTTTGCTTCCCTGTGACATGGCGTTTGACACCTTTTTTATTGACCCATACAGCGATGTGATGCCCTGCAACGGTACGAAGGATAAAGAAGTTATGGGTAACCTGGACAAAGCCGAAAACTGGGACGAGGTATGGAACAGCGAACAGGCAGAGAAAGTACGTAAAAAGGTCAGGGCATGCACCCGCCAGTGTTGGATGATCGGCTCCGCGTCGCCTGCAATTCATAAGTATATAAAAACACCGATATGGTGGATCGTTAAGCATAAAATCAAATTCTGGACTAGGAATAAGTACTCTATGTACGAAAGCCAGATCGTGCGAGACTTCAGGGACGGGAAGGTAAGCAAGGCGGAATTGGATGCGCACAGCACATGTGATTTAGCAGCTGTGGTTAACGATGGCCTAAGCGCAGCGTCGAAGGAGCAGTAGAAAGGCAAGACGGGGGAAGGGATTGTGGATGCTGATATTGCGGCACAGAAGAAATAGTGAGGTGCTTTTGTGGGTAAATTTAGAGACAAGCTGGTTGAAATCAAACATAATAGTAGATTTTTGACTTGGATGTGGTATTTAGGCAGACAACCGCTGTTTATATTTAGAGAACAAAAAATAAAAGCGGCAGCAAAAAAAAGGGCGGCTGGATATGAGGATGATAGATATCTATCTATAAAAAAATATAAAGGATTACATAAGGGAGAGAGATGTTTTATTGTTGCAACAGGGCCGAGCCTTAGATTATCAGATTTAGATATGCTTAATAATGAATACACGTTTGGGATGAATGCGATTCCCTTGCTCTTTGATCAAACGGAGTGGAGGCCAACATATTATGGAATTCAGGATTTTAGGGCTTATGAAAAAATGGAAGGAATACTAAATATAGCTTATAAAGAAGCAGACAATGTCTTTGTAGCCGATGTTATTGCAAATAGGTTTACTGTTCCATCAAATTTCAATATTTTTCCACATGATCTTGCATATAATTTCAATCAACTAGAAATAGAAAAGTATTTTGCAAAGTTTAGTGGAGACTGTTATAGTATTATTTATGACGGTTATACAATTACATATTCGTTAATCCAACTAGCAATTTATATGGGATTTTCAGAACTTTATTTATTGGGTGTTGATTGCAATTATAAAAAAGGTGAAAAAAATCACATTGTTGAAACGGGAGCTGTTGATAAAAATGAAGATAAAAATTATGAAAAAATGATCGTTGCCTACAAAGAAGCAAAAAAATATGCTGATGAACATGATATTAAAATTATCAATTGTACCAGAGGCGGTATGCTTGACATATATCCAAGAATGCCGCTTGAGGAAGCTCTAAAAGAGAAGGTATAGGAGAATAGATATGGAGACGAAATCTGCATTAGTTATAGCAGCCAGAGGTGGGTTTGTGAATGGGTTTCTTCTTCATGATTTAGATTTACTTCAAGATTTAGGCTACAAGGTACATGTCGCTGCTAATGATAATGGAATGGGATACATCGAAGGTGTCTTAATGGAAAGAGGAATAGGATTCCATCAGGTGGATTTTTCGTCCAAAAATCCTTTTACTAAGGAGAATTTACTCGCGTATAAACAAATTAAAGCAATACTTAAAAATGTCGCCCCCCAAGTGGTTCATTGCCATACAGCGATAGCTGGGGCAATTACAAGGTTAGTTGTATTATTTAATAGAAGAAATAAACCTTATTTGGTTTATACGACACATGGGTTTAATTTTCATTCGCTTTCCTCAAAAAAAAGTTGGTTAGTATATTATAACATTGAAAAATTCTTGTCTAGATTTACAAATATGATAATTACAATTAACAAGGAAGACTATAAAAATGCTAAAAAGATGCTATGTAAGGATGTTAGATATATTAACGGTGTCGGGGTTAACTTAAATCGATTTGATCATGTTGTACTTGACAGGAAAGCTTATAGAAATAATATAGGGATACTTGATAATGACTTGATGGTTTTTAGCGTTGGAGAACTTTCACCTCGAAAGAACCATGCTACAGTTATTAGAGCTATAAAAGAATCGGGAATCAAAAATATTGTTTATTGCATTGCTGGTGGATCGGTGAAGGATGTATCAACGGAAACAGAACTATTGAGACTAGCTGAAGATTTAGGCGTACGTTTGAAACTTCTCGGATTTAGAAAAGATATTCCAGAGTTATGTTGTTGTGCTAATATTGGCGCCATACCATCTGTACAAGAAGGACTGGGGTTGGCGGGTATTGAACAATTAAGATGCGGCGTTCCAGTTTTAGGTGCAAAGGTTCAGGGTATTATGGATTATATTGTGGATGGGCGCAATGGCTATTTATTTGAGCCTTATGATGTAAAAGGTTTTGCAGAAGGGCTAAACCTAAAAGAC